ATTAATTTCGTCGGTTAGCTCTGTATTTGTCCAGAAGTTCGCATTGGCGTCATGTAGAAGCCTGCGAGTAACCGTTATGTAATCATTGAGCGTTGTCACGATTGTACCACATCACCTAAGACTTTCCCCCCTCCCGCCGCGATGCAGGAGGGGGTACTTGTTCTACCACCGGGGACGTAATGTGGTAGCTCGTTGCCTCAGAACGGGCCTACGTCAGCGTAGACCTTAATCGACACTGCCGCGTTCGCAACTGCCGTAGTAACGTTCAGATACAGCGCATTAGCCGTATAGACGTTGGAAGCTGCGTTAGCGTCAAGCGTCAGGTCCACAAAGCGCGAGCCTGCCGTGAGGTTGGTCAACTTCGTCACAGAAGCAACGAGGTTGGCCCCATCATTTGTCGTCCCTACGGACACGTTGGCAGTGGCGGCTGAAGGAGCCGTACCGCCAGCGGAATTTGTTAGATTAGAAACGGTAATGCGCCGGATGATGTACTGAGTAGTACCAGCCGTGCCACCGCTAAGGACAGGCAAGGTAATTACCGCATTAGCAGCAGTGCCGAGCGAGACTGCATCGGCAGAAGCAACGCGGAAGTTACCAAAGAAGTCCTGCGTATTAGAGCCTACCCGGTTCGGATTAGCCATTTAGCTTCTCCTTACGAGGTAGCGTACGAGGACTGCGTAGCGGCCTGACCACCATTGACCGTATAGAGCGTAAGCGTCTGCGTGCCAGACGTTGCGTTTGCGCGGACGTTGAAGCCGTCCGAGAAAAGAACGCCACCGACGTTATCAGCGATAAGGTCAGTCCACGAGTTCGCCGTGCCGGTATACGCATTGACCTGAATGCGAACACTTGCAGTCGGCGGCAGGAGATACATGCCAGCCGGAACGTACTGCGAGTTAATCATTGCGGTCGCGTTACCAGCACCCACGCTCGAAACCGTGACGGTCTGAAGATAGGCCGACGCGGTATTGGTCGAGGTGTTGGAGACGAGGATTTTGTTAAGGGCAAGGGCCATTGTGCGTTCTCCTTACAGCGAGAGCGAGTTGTAGCCCGTGACCTTCGTCATGGCCTTCGGCTTCGTGTTAACGAGTTCTGCAATCGTGAGAACCGCGCCAACATAACCGATCTGCCAGTTCGGAAGGGTGCTTTCAAAGCCCGTGAAAACGAACTGGCCCTGTTCATGGATGTACAGAGACATGTAGTTCGTGTTCAGGAGATAAAGCGTGCCTTCAGGGCAATACGGGTCAGGATAAATCGGAACGCCAGCGACCATGAGAGCGCGGAACGCGGCCTGCGGGCCGTTTGCATCGCCATCGAAGCCCGAGCCGGGAGTGATGACATACTGTTCCTGACCGACATAATCCTGTGCGAGAAGCGTCCAAGTACCAAAGCCGCATACGCCAAAGGACGGCACTTCTGCCGAGTTCTTGACCGTACCGGAGATGTACTGGAGGACGTTCTGACGGGTTGGGTTAACCGAGCCAGCCGCATACTGAGTGGACTTCCACCAAGTATAGGTTGAGCGGTTAATGTTGCCGTAGGTCGCTGTACCCGTACCATTGTCAACAGCCGCCGGAAGACCCGTGAACTGCTGCGTGTTGGTCGTGTTGTTGTACAGCGAGTAAGCCATAGCATCCATCATCACGTTCGTAGCATCGTTCATACGAGCTTCGATGAGCGGGATGATTGCATGGTCCTGCTGGACAGCGCCTTCCATGCCGAGGAACGGCACAGGGGCAATCATGAGTTTCAGGTTAAACTCAGCGTTATAAGCGCCCTGTTGGACAGACGGCTGAGCGAACGAGCCGCTATAGTCTGACCACTGAGCGTTCACAAACTGCGAACCCTGAACAGGCACGGTAACAGACGAGACACCGCCCGTTGCCGTCTGAGAGTTGGCAATCAGCGCAGCCATAAGCGGGGTGGAGTTATAAATCTGCACCACCATCTTAGGAATGAACGCACGCCGCGTAACGTACGTGAGTTCATTGTACTGCGAAGTGCCAGATGCGGGGACAATACCACCACCGATAGGCATTTCTAACCTCTTACTCCGTTAACATCCCCGTTAATGTCAAAAGCCAATGGGACGCGGGTTCTTCCGCAACTCATTGAGAGCATTTGACGCTTCTTCACGGGCCGCAGCAGCCGGATTTTTCCAGTATTTCGACAGCGTGTCGCGGGCTGTCGCATCCATGACGTTAGCCTTGAACGCAGAGGATGAAGTCGGCGAAGCCGATTGGTTCATCCACTGAAAGTAGTCAGCAGCGGTTTCGTGATTTTGAATGCCCTTTTCGAGCATAATTCTTTCAATGGCGGCAACGTCTTCTTCAGACTTTGCTTTGCCCTTGTTGAGCAAGGCGCGGCGGCGGCGTTCTAGTTCCTCGACCGCTTCCTTCTCACGCAGTTTAGCTTCCAGAGCTTCCATTTTGGCTTGGCTCTGTTCAAAGCGCTTATCGACCTCATCCTCAATTTCGAGGGTGTCGATTGTCATTTCTGGACGTACCTTTTTGGCAAGTCGCAGAACTTCTTTGCGTGTCGCGGGGTTTTCCGCGATTTGACGCATGAGCAGCGCGAGTTCGTCGCGGGCTTCAGGTGTAAGGTCTTCTAGTGACATAACGTCCCCCTATGTCTGATTAGATGACTTTTGCACCATCGCCCGGCGGCTTGATCGTCAGGTTGTTCTTGGCACCGATCTTTTTCGGGCTATCAAGACCACCCATCCGGTCGTAACGCGGGGTGTTGATGATGCGGCCATTGTTCTGCTGGTCCGTAGTGGCGCTACGGATAGACTGAGAACCGCGTGGTTTGAAAATGTCCATTTTTGGTTTCCTTACATGGGCATTGGAGGAGCGCCCGCGCCACCGGGAGGCGGCGGGACAGGAGCGCCGGGAGCAGCACCGGGTGCGGGAGGCGCACCGGGCGGTGTCATCATTCCAAGATTGGGCGGCGAAGCTTCAATCATCTTGGAGGCGGGTGTGCCACCCCCGGCTTGGGGAAGGTTCTGTAGAAGCTGGAGGATTTCCGCTTGCTGCAACTCGCCAGTGCGCTGTTTGCGCGGGCCAAGCAGGCCGGTGAGCGAGTTGAGAACCGAAAGAAGTTTCTTGCCTTCAGGCGAGGCCGAGCCGAGAGCGGGAAGTGCTTGCTCAATCAGGTCCAGCGCCATGCTGACGTTAATCATTGCAGCCTCACGCTGGCCTGCTTTCGGCTCTGGCGTGGACATGGGGGAGGCCATTGGCGGTGACGGAACGTCAGGCTCCATACCCGGCATCATGCCCGGTGCGCCACCCGGCGGTGTGCCTTCATCTTGTTGGCCTTGGGCCATAAGAGCCATAAGTTCTTGTTCGGTCGCCATGTTCACCCCAGTTTGGGCTACGTTGGTTATACAGCACGAAAATTGTCAAGGGGGAGTATTTTTACCTCCGTCCCCCTTAGCAGAGGAATGAAGACGCTAAGAACGGGTCCAACCCGTTCGTTAGTTAGCGCTTCGCCTTGCGCGACTTACGACGAGCCATGATGGCCTCCTTTGGGTTGAACACATCGTCCCCGAAACTCATTAGCGGATTACTTCCGCTTACCACCGCGCCGAGAGCGCTTCATCTTCTTGTACATCACATTCTCCGTCCACTACGGTTGCTACGCACACTACTCATAGACGGCGATTGCTGCCGCGTATTTGTAATGCGGTACTGTAGGTTAGCCGGTTTTCCTGAGAGTGACAATGAGGAAGCCTCGTAGCGAGGCTGGTCCCCTTGTCTAACTACATCGCCTGTACGTCTAGCCATTAGCCAGCCTTCTTAATTGGCGTTGGAGCCGGTGCTGCCCCCGGTGGCGGCTGTTGCTTCTTCAGCCGTTCCTTCAGTAATTGTTTCATGGGCGGGTCTAACAAGTCAATGAGGCTTTCCTTGTCGATAGCGCCCGACTTGAACAGGTTGAAGGCTAAGGCCCTCAGGTCTTCCATGAAGATTGGGCTGTTAGAATGCGCGTCTACTTTGACCACATAATCCTTGGTAAACTGTTCAGCAATGAACTTATTACCATCGGTATCTGTGTAATGAGTGTCATCGTAAGCCTGCATTAAGCGAAGGTATAAGGTCGCCATCTTTTCGAGTGCGTCCTCGATGACCAGAGCGCGTTTCTTGGCACGCGAACTCCCCAATCGAGCAAGCTGTGAGGCGTGACCCGCAGAGCGTA